GAAAGATGATTCATGATATTGGGCGCATGAAACTCCGTGATTTTGATTTGAAGGAGGCGCCTTGGGAACTCGTGCGACCAATCAAGAGCAACAAGCGCGTTCTCCGCAACGTCCTTGCAAACATGTTTCAGTGGCCGAATGAATTCATGGACTATCGGCAGCACTTCTACATTGGGCGCACCTTCATGAACCTGAGGAAGGATGGGGAGTTTGGATTCGTGCAGGAGCCGTACAAGAAGCCCACGAAGGAGGACGGATGGATACAGGAACCCGTGGACGCTAACATACCAGCAAACCAGAAGCTGTTCCAGAAAAACTTGGAAAGGTTTGAAGTGTGGCTGGATGAGTTCAATCCAGGTGTCAAGACCGCTGCGACCCCAAAGAAGACTGTGTGGGTGAAGAGTTATATAGCTGCACCTGGAATAGCACATTACCTGAACAAAATGTACGATATATCCGGAAACGTTATTCCTGTTGATAGGATGAATGGCATTGATCCGACGGCGCCACCAGATGATGTCTACTTTGACCATCCGTTTGAGACACGATACTATCAGATTGCCCGAATCTTTGATATTCTGTCTGTCTTGGCTGCATTGTCGCACACTGGCGGTACTGGAAGGGTCGCCTGGTACTATGCTCGGAAAGCTGCAGTGAAGCTTATCAAGCTGCTCAACGAACGACCATATCCGAATGCAACCAAGGAGAATGTTGAAAAGGTCGTTCGCGAGTTCTTATCCTATACTGGAACTATCCGCGAAATGAAGAATGATGCTGATAGCGAAACGAAGGCTGCCAAGATATACTGGTCCGAGGCGAACGGCCCTCGTTCGGGCAAGAATGTGCCCGTTCCCGCTCCCGCTCCTGTTGCCGCTCCTGTTGCCGCTCCCGCTCCCGCTGACGACCCCGCCGCTATCGAGAAAGCCAAAGCAGAGCTTCTGGAAGCAATGATGGAAGACGCACGGCTGGCTCAAGGCTCAAGTCCGATGGAAGAGCTCGAGGCGGGTATCAACAGGCTTGCCGAGTCCGAAGCCAAACGGAAAACCGCTGGGAAGGACGGGTCGGTTCAGGGTGAAGACAAAAAAATTGGTGCTGTTATCATGTCGCCGACAGACATCCTAGACGAAGCCGGTCGCCCTGATCTTCCGCAGCCGGAACCGCAGCCGCCGCGACCGCCTGGAATCAACTACCCGCCACTCGAGAATCCACTGGAGAAAGAAACGGAACCGGCCGCCGCGCCCGCCGCGCCCGCCGCGCCCGCGACCGCAGGAGGTCGTCGCACACCTAGGCGCAAGGGGCTTCCCCGACTTTTGTGAGTGCCTCGCGACACGCCATCTGTTCCGCCTTCTTGCGGGTGGACCCCACGCCAATCCCGTAGACCTTGCCCTCCACAATCACAGCCACCACAATCTCGTTCTTCTTGGGATCGTTGGACCGCATCTCGTAGGCGGGCGTGCACCTAAACTCCCGCTGGCAGTGCTTCTGGAACAGGTCCTTGAAGTTCGTGGCCGAGTTCACAATCTCGTCGACATCCAAGTACGTCTCCATCACGGAGGTTACAAATGCATAGACGACGGCAAACCGATTGCCGCAGTCTGTCCACAGCGCCCCGAGGAAGGCCTCAAAGATATCCCCCAACTTCTTGGCGTTGTTGCGTCCGTCAATGGCCACCGAGTCCTCATTGTGGCGGGAAATCACGTAGAAGCGGTTCAGGCCCATGGTCTTGGACAATTCGCCCAGCCGCTCATTGTTCACCAGCTCCTTGCGGGCATCCGTGAGGAACCCCTGCTTCTTCTCGGGGTATCGCTTCCGCAGATAGGTGGCGATGCACACACCCAGCACGGAATCCCCCTCGAACTCCAGACACTCGTAGCTCTCATCCTGCAGCGGCATCACGCCGTGGGGACAGGGCGCTAACTCTGCAGGCTGTCCGTCGGGGGTGGTGTATTCGGAGCGGCGGACATAGGTCGTATGGACCATTGCCGTCTGAAACACCTTGCGATGCGTCACACGATAATGGGGAAGACCATGACGATGGAGGATACGGTGGATATCGGACTCGGTAAAGACGCGGTTGCCTGGGTTGTAGGGCGAGTACATGAGTCGTTTGTTGGTTATGCTGGCTTTATTCATTTTACACGTTACACGTCACACGCCCAACCCCATGTGGTTCTCATTCTGCAGAAAGCGAGCAGCCTGTTCGTGCGTGAAGAAGTCCACGCCTGTCCGCTTGCAGATCTCTCGCACGAGCTCTAGGAACATGAACGTGGTTGGGTGGCAAATATCCAGCATCAACTTCTTGTCCTTGAACCGTTCAAACATGTCGGATGCGGTAATGTCCACATTGTTCGCGCGTTCCCTAGCCTGGAGCCCCTTCAGGATATCGGCGTCGCTGTAGTCCCATTGGATGGACGGAACCTTGAGGAGCATACACGTGGGGCCCTTCAATTCACGAAGCGTCTTCTCGTTGCAGAATGTTGACTTCCAGCCCACGACCTCTTGGTACACAATGACGTCACTGGCCCGCACGCGGGCAATCGCCTCGTCGTGGTCAAGTATCTTGTCCGCGCACTTGTCGCTCCAGGATGCGAGATGCTCGAGGAACTCCTTGCCGTAGCATACCCACCTGGCATCGTCGGCCAGTTGTTGGAAGTAGTAGCACAGAGCGACCAATTGGCAGTTGCCAATGAAGGTGACCTTCATTTACACCGGGCGGCTACAAGAATCAGACGTTTTTTACGTGATAGACAGTAATGGGTCAGGTCCAGTCGTTTGCCTACAATCTTGGACTCGGAGTACCGGAGGAGCCACCCAAGACGCAGACTGTCGTGGATGTGGCTACCTGTGTCTACGACACACCCTTACTCTGCGACATGGCGGTGGGACTGGTCTTCTTCAACCCCGCCAAGTCCAAGCGCATGCTCATGAACTATTTGTACACGGTGGAAAAATTGAAGCGTGCCAAGCTACCGTACTACACGTTGGAGTTGACCTACGGAACCGAGAAGCCCGAGATTGCAGATGCTTTCCACGTCAGCGCCAAGAATGCTCTGTTCAACAAGGAACAGCTGTGCCGCATGCTGGAACGCCGCATGCCGTGGCGCTACTCCAAGGTTGTGTTTTTGGATTCCGACTTGGTGTTCACGAGCAAAACGTGGTATGCCGACACGTCCAAGCAGCTGGCCAAGTTTGATGTGGTCCAGCCCTTCTCGTCGGCCGTGTGGCTGGATATCACGTATACCAAGGCCACCCTGGAGCGGTCAAGCGTTGTCTACATGAACAGGACCAAAACGTACAACCATCTGTATCACCCTGGGTTCGCGTGGGCCTTCAAGCGCTCCTGGTTTCGCAGATACGGATTCTACGAGTATGCCATCACAGGCAGTGGTGACACGCTCAGCACGGCGGCGTGGATGGGCGTAGAGTTCCCCAAGGGCTATCTCAAACCCGCATTCTTGCGCTCTTTCAATGAGTATAGGCGCATGCCGAAGCCCGCCATGAGCTGCACACCAGGCAAGGTGTACCATCTGTGGCACGGAACGCACAAGAACCGCAAATACGTGGACCGCCATCAGATAGTCGATGGAGTCCAAGACGTCCAGCGCATCGTCCGCCCCAACTGGAGTGGAGTGTTTGAGGTGACGGACAAGGAGGTGGCGGCCAAGTTGCTCGAGTACTTTACCCAGCGGGAGGACGACGGAGTTTAAAGATATTTTCTCGGTGATACTCATATATCACGTTAATGGTGAAGCATCTGTGCACGCTGGCTCACCGCGTGCTTCAGACTCAGCAGACCTTGTCGTGTGCAGTTACTCGGATACAGCATGGATTTCTACCCCACGAGAATGCAAAAGAAGCCCAACGAAACCTCCAATTGCTTGCCAGTCTCCTCAAGGAGATGGAAGACGCCATCCGAGCCCCGAAACCAACCTATACTCAGCCCCGAACCATACATCAATGATCCAATGACTTCAGCTCAAACCCAAAGTCGTCCTCTGTCAGCGTCGGCTCGTGACGGCGGATAATCTCCTTCATGACCTCTTGGCCACGTTCGCCCAGGATGTCACGCAGGTACGTGTCCAGCGTCTTCTTGGACAGGGTCCAACCCCGCTTCCACTGGTTGGGGCGCTTGACAGCAAAGGTCATCTTGGACTCTTTCAGCTCAATCTTGTCGGGGAGCACGTTGTTCGCGTAGACGGCGGCCAAATCCAGCTCCAGCGTCCGCTTGCGGTCACGGACTTCGGCAATCTCAGCGTTCATCTCGCTCAGTTGCTTCGTCGTCTGGATGTACTTGCTGAGCACGGGCTTGAGGTCCTCCATTGTGTTCTCTGTTCTCCCCAGATTAAAAGCGTCCGTTTTTAACAATGGGGTCGCTGTTTGACGCGAAGGAAGTCAAACAACTAGCAAAGGTCTACAACTCAGCTCATCCAAAGGAGCCACCTGCAAAGTCATGGACCGACCTCCAAGCGCGACTCCACTCCAAGTGTGCCGAGGGCACACCGTCGTGTATCGTATCCTCCTTGATGGCGCCGCCCAATGCACCTGCGGACTGGGCCGCAAAGCGAACGGACTGGCTGTCCAGCGACGACATTGACAAGGTTGAGAGGCAGTATGTCAAGCTGTTTGAGGGCTACTACTTTGTGGGATGTGTTCCCATTGACTTTGACAAGAAGTCAGAGTTATCGGAGTGCATCGTGAGCACGCTGTGTTCTATGCGCCTGGACAAGCTGGCAAAGAGGGGCAAGACGCGCATCGGTATCGTGTTCAACACGGACACATCGGATGGCCCTGGAGAGCACTGGATTGCGGCCTTTTGCGACATTCGCCCCGACCTAGAGTATCCCCGCATGACGTACTTTGATTCCTACGCCCACAAGCCCGAACCGCAAATTGTGGAGCTGATGACGCGATGGCAGGGACAGTGGGATGCTGTATCGGGTCAGCAGCCGATGCGACTCAGCTACAACACTGTGCAGCACCAGAAGAAGGACACGGAGTGCGGCATGTACTGCTTGTATTTTCATTGGGCCTGCCTGATGAACCTGCCCATGGACAAGCCGATTCCCGACGACGTGATGAACGCGTTCCGCAACCTGCTGTTCAGAATGCCTGAAAATTAGCATGCCCCAACACAATGGAAATGGTATTGGTGGCTGGCGCCCTCGTGGCTGCTGGATACCTCATTGCACAAGAGGTGAAGACAGAAGTGGCAATTCCTCCCCGCAAGCGCGTGGCCGATTACTATGTGGCTGGGACAACCGACGTGGACGACGCCATGTCAAGCGGCAAGCGACTGCTGGAGCTCAACATTGGATCTGATATGCAGGACCGTCCCGTCATCCTGCCGTCGGGTGACAAGTTTGAACCCGTGTGTGTGACCTTGTTGAACCAGGCATTCTTCGCGTTGCGGCGAGACCCCTTTGTCCTGTCCTTGGTCTTTCACACGGATACGACCGTGACACTCAATGCAGTGGCCAAGTCTCTGCGGGAAACGCTCCATCGTCATTTGGTGCCGCCGACCCCTAACCTGGCTGAGGTGCCGCTGGACACACTTGCGGGTAAGCTGATTCTGGTCTCGGGTCCCGAAACACGCGGGTCGGACTTGGAGCCACTCGTCACTCTGTCGTGGGGTGACTCGGGCCTGCGTCGTCTCGACTACGCCCGTGCGCTCCATCCTCGCGACCCCGAGGAGCTGAAGCGGTTTGCGGAACACAATTTGGTCTTGGTCGTGCCTGACAAGTCCAGAGGTGTGTATGCAGGCGACAACGACATTGTCGCGTCAGGATGCCAGTGGAATCTGGCAGGAACAGGAGCTGGATTCATTGAACGAGCGAGTGTGTAACATTTTCGTGCTGAACTAACAAAATGGCAAACGCTTGGCTCTCTCACGTAAAGTCGACGATGGCGGACATGAAGCGCAAGGGCT